CGGATCGACCTTGCTCGGCTTCTCGTCGTCCTCGTCGAGGTCGGCGTCGGGATCCTCGTCGGTCTCATCTGCGTCGTCGCTGTCCTCGTCCGCGACTTCGTCGGCGTCGTCGTCAGCGTCCGCGTCGTCGTCGAGATCGTCGTCGGGGTCGCCCGCATCGACGTCGACATCGAGCGGCTCCTTCGCCGGCGCCTTCGAACCCGAGCTCTTCGAAGCCTTGTCGGTCTTCTCGGCCGCGATCACGTCGCCGAGGTCGCCGGCGAGGAACGCCGCGCGATCCGCTGCGAACTGCTCGTCGTCGGACAGCTCGCTCACACCATTTGAAGCCCCGTCGGCATCAGCCATGCCTGATGATCCGTACAGGAGATCGCGTCACGACGTAAAGCTGATCTTGACAAGCCGGGATCTCACGAGGCGCGAAGCTGCATTGCTTGCGAGGCAAGTGCGGCTGTTGGCGGCGCCGCTGTAGGTGCTGCAGCGTCCGGCGCCGGTGGCATTCCCGCATCAGGCATTGGCGCGGCTTCGTTCGCGTTCGCTGCCTTGCTCTGCTCCATGTAGATGGCTTGCACGATGTACTGACGCAGCGATTCGAGCCGCTCTTCGGGCGCTCGATTCACCAGCCACTTCGCGTACTCGCCTTGCGCGCGCCAGATCGACATCGCCAGGTTGCCCATCGGATCCGGCATGACGACACCGCCGTCCGCGATCTCGTCTAGGTCGTACTCGACGAGCTCGAGCGCCGCCGTGTACAGCGACAGCTCGGCCTCGAGGTCGGGGTGACCGATCAGGCGACGTGCCTGGTCCGTCGAGATCAGGCCGGCCTGCGCGAACTCGATCACGAGTTGCTGGCGACCCGCCGGCGTGCGGTTGAGGTTCGCCGCGGCCTTCATCTGAACGCGCACGTCGCCCATGTCGACCTTCGACCACGTCAAGGTCTTCAGGCCGAAGCGCGAGCGGCGCAGAACCTTCGGTGCCTTCGCGCCGAGCTTCTTGCAGCAGTTCAGCAGCCACCAGATCGTATCGAGGATCAGCTCCTCGAACGCCTTCTCCTGCTCGGCGAAGCGCTGCGTGGTCTGGTCCTTGTACTCGCGCATCGCGACGCCGCTGTCGATGCCAGGTGGCTTCGCGCCGTGCGTCGCCATCGACGTCTGGCCGAACTCGAACTGAGCCGACTCGCGCAGGTCGACGCGGCTGCGATAGGTCTCGGCGTTTACCGCGACGCCGTTGATCACGAACGGGTGCTCGCCGCGAAGCACAGCGACCTGGCCATCCTTCGTGGTCTTCGTCGCGAAGCCCGCATCGGCGGGACGCACCGCGATGATCGGCGCCGCGATGCGATCGTTCGCCTTCTCGATCTGCCAGTTGCGGCGGTTGAGCGCGCGCTGGATGCCCATGATGCGCTCGGCGCCGCTGATGCCGTAGAACGACGTGACGCGCTTGACCCAGACGAGCATGCCGAACGGGAAGGACTCGTCCTCCCACTTCTCGTCCAGGAGGTCGTGGCCCTGCATGACCAGCGTGATCCGGCCCGGGCAGTAGCCTGGCTGCCCCTTGATGCCGATCGGCAAGCGATAGCTCCACAGACACTGCACATCGTTCGACAGCAGCCCGCCGCTACCGCTCGAGTACCCGCGGCGATGACCGGTCTTTCGCACCGTGTCGATCGCGGCCGCGAACTTGGGAAAGCGCGCGGTGAGATCGTCGGCGTCGATCAGGTCCCACTGGTGCAACTGACGCGGCTCGCGACCGTCTCGGCATTCGTCGGCTGGGACGACGATGTTTTCGATCAGCACGTGCTCGACGCGCGGCTGCCCGAGCACGTTGTGTACCTTCACCAGGCCGTTGCCCTTCTTCGCGGCCTCTTTGAACGCGCGGCGGCATTTCTCCATCACGTCGTAGCGGACCGCGAGATCCTCGGCGTACCACTCGAGGTGGCGAGCTCGGCGCTGCTGCTCCCAGTCGGCGCCGTCAGTGACGAAGCGAGCGCGAATGTCGACCGCGGCGATCACGGCCGAGACGGTGTCGACGTTGCTGGCGATCGCGTTCTCGGTGACGCGATCGAGCTTGCGCTCGGCGTCCGGGCTGTACGGGTCGTACAGGCACTCGAGTCGGAAGTGACGCTCGAAGATGTCGCCGAGGTCCTCCTCGGCCTGCTCGGCGGTTCGCAGCGTGGCGCTGTGGACCTTGCCCTTCTCAGCTTTCCACCAGCGATCGTCAGCCGCGCTCGAAGTCGTCGTCATCATCGTCGTCCCTCAGCTCTCGATCGCGCCGGCCCTTCCGTCGCGGCACTTCGCCGCCATACGTGTCGCCGTCGTCGATCGGATCTCGGTCGGACTCTGCTTCGCCGTCCATTCCCGCGGTTTGTGGTGGGTCAGGTGGCACGAGGCTAATGGTCACGGTACCGACGCTGAGAGATGCGACGCCGGCTTTGCGCAGTGCAGGCGCCTGCTTCACGATCGTTTCCAGCGTCTTCTCGAGGTCCGTTGCCTTCATGTCATGCGGCCCAATCGTCGTCATCATCGGGCCAGGTCATGTCGGCGAGCAACATGTCACTTTCATCCGACTCGGCCTCCGGTGAGATCCCGGGCTCAAGTCCCATCGGATCCTGGTAGGCCGCCGGCGCCGCTGGCGTCTTCGGATCGTGCGCGATGGTTCCTGACGAATAGAGCGTCTGGATCAGCTGCAGTCCATACACCGCGGTATCGGTTGAGTGGTTCGCCTGCGCCGGATCTTCGACCAGCTTGCCGTTGTCGAGCTCCTTCCACTGCAGCTGCTCGAGCTGCTCGGCCATCGGGCTACCCGCGAGCACAAAGAAGCGGCCGTCGTGAAACTCGCCGTTCACGATCTCGATAGCGCCGCTCTTGTACTCGGGCTTCTTGTCGGCCTTCGTCGTCTTCAGGCCGTACACGTCGCTGAGCTCGGTGATGTGCGCGTGGTCGGTGTCGAACACCATGCCGTCTGGCCATCCAATGACGCCGAACACGCCGCCGTACTTCACGGCCTGGCCGTCGGGAAAAACGCCCTCCTTGATGAATCGATCGACCTGGCTTGCGCCGAGGAGCAGCTCGGCGATCGGCTTCGAGTGCAGACCCATGCGCTCGTACGACATGACCTGCCACTTGCGGCGCAGCGGATCGTGCGGCGAGAAACCGATCACGTTGCACGCGAACGGATCCTTGTGGCCCATGTCCTTCGGTACAACGAACCGCCACTCTGAGAATTCCGGGAACGACTCGCGCAGCTTTGCGACCGCGATCTTCAGGCCGGCGACGCCTTCGATCAGCTCCTTGCCGCTTGCGGTGTCGAACGGGTCCCAGATGTTCCACGGCTTGCCGTCCTTGTGCGGCGCGAAGTCGCCGAACACGCGCAGCGTCCCGTCGGCGGCCCACACGGCCATGTACTCGCGCAGCCAGATCGGATGGTCGTCGCCCCATCCTTCGTCGGCCTTCTCGATCAGCGCCTCCGCCCACAGACGGCAGAGCTCGGGGTAGAGCCGCTTCGCGTTCGGAAGCTTGACGACGTCCGCGAGCGTCCAGTGGTGCGAGCTGTAGCCGCGACGCTCGGGATACTTGTCCCGATCCCTGTACGGGATGTGCTTCGGCGAACCGGGGCGCGTCGCTTCGTAGAAGATCTTCCGGCGATCGCGACCGGGTGTGCCGCCGAGTCCGATCACGTGCACGCGTGGGCCGATGACTTGATAGATCGTGTAGTCGAGCAAGTCGGGCTTGATCGAGCCGCACTCGTCGAACTGCACTTCGTCCCAGGTCGAGCCGCGCCACTTGTCCGCGTCGGCGACGTCCTTTAGGCCGGCGAGCTGATAGACCGAGCCGGTGCGAACGATCGTGCACTTCAGCTCGGTCTCGTTGTAGACGACATCGGCCTTCTCGAAGCCGAGGCGTTGCAGCAACGTCTTCAGCGGCCCCCACATGAGGTCCTTCGCGCGCATCCGTGTCGCGGCGAAGTACAGGACGGAAGCTCGAGCCTTGCTCGTCAGCTTGCGGATCGCACGCACGCGGAACGTAGTGGTCTTCGATCCACCGCGACCGACGAGCATCGAGTAGCGGCGAGCGGGATCGAGGACGGCGTCTTTCTGGTACGGGTGACAGCCCTTGAGCAGCGTGTCCGAAATCCCGTCGGCCCACGCCTTGTCGATGTCGTAGTCGGCGCGGCTCGTCTTCTCGCGCGCCGCCTTCTTGCGTGCGTGCGGCTTCGCCGGCGATTTCGACCGGCGGGTCATTACGGCGGGGCCTCAGCCTCGATGACAGCTTCGAGCAAGCGACGCGCGAACGCGATGGCGTCGGGACATCTCGTGCACAGCGTGTCGCCCATGATCTTGAGCGACACCTCGCCATCGAGCAGCCCGCCTGCGAGCATCGAGAACGCTTTCGTTGGGTCATCAACGTGCCAACACCCGGGCTCGCCCTTTCCAAATGGCATCGCTCCGAGGATTGCGACCACGCGCCTCAGCGCTTCGTCGGCGTTGAGCGGATCGAGGCCAAGCAACTGCGCTTCCCGCATGTAGCCCGCGTGTCCGTAGTCGGCGGCTGCGCGAAGGCACACGAAACACGTGGCCTTGTTGAGGTCGCGCGTTTGGTTGCCAAACGGCATCTCGCCGCACCACATTTCGTCCTCGTCGTAGCAGCACCACTTCGAGAGGTGGATCGGATCGGCGGCCATCAGTCCTCCGCCGGGATCGAGACGGCCCACGTGTCTGGGATGTGATACGGGCGGCCCATCGGCTCCCAGGTCACGATCTCTTTGTCGTTCGGACCGGTGCGAGAGACCTTCTGCAGCTTCGTC